CATTTCTTTAGGCGTAACAGCGGCCACTGCCTTGGTCACAGGATTTACTGTTGGAGCGGCTGACTGTCCCCAAGTCAAGGGATTGTACCAAGTTTCAGATATAATTTCGTAGACTTTCATATCGTATATTTACCTGTTAGACTGTTTGAATAAAAAATACACCAAAAAATACGCATATAAATAACACATAATCCCATTTGGAGACAGCATGAATAACCCCTTACAAAAGTATTTTAGACAACCCAAAATTTTTATTCGCCTGCCCAGCGGAGGAGTTTTCAATCAGCCTGGTGCTATTCAGGGCGATCCTGAACACATTCCTGTCTATGGCATGACTGGCATGGACGAAATTATAATTAAAACGCCCGACAGCCTGTTGACAGGAGAAAGTACGGCAGCCATTGTGGCCAGTTGCTGTCCCACTATTAAAGATCCATGGGATGTCAGCAACATTGACCTGCCCATTATCATGGCAGCCATACGCATTGCCACATTTGGTCCCGAGCTGGGCGTTAGTCACAAGTGTGACAACTGCGGTACTGTAAACGAATATGACTTGGAACTCAATAAAATCATTGAATACTACATGACCACACAGTTTGACAATCAATTGATTGTGGGCGAGCTGGCAGTTAAACTGCGCCCTTTGAACTATAAAGAAAGCACAGACGTCAGTATTAAAAACTTCAAGATACAACAACAGATTTCACAAGTGGAAGCCATTGAAGATGCTGACCAACGTCAAACTGTATTGAATAGACTGTTTGTTGAACTGGCACAGGTCAACAATGAAATATTCAAAATGGTAGTGGAAAGCGTTGAGATTGACAATCAAGTGGTAACTGAACGCAGATTCCTAGAAGAGTGGATTGACAACTGCGAAAAACATGTGTTTGATCAAATCAGAGATCACAACAAGGGCAATGCAGATCGCTTTAGCATGCCCTTGTTTCCTGTCAAGTGTGACAACTGCGGAACCGAAGTCAAACTGTCTGTGGATCTAGATCAAAGCAGTTTTTTCGTTCAAGCCTAATTAGTCTCTCACCCCAAGAGATTGAACAGAAATTAATTAGGCTAGACAATCAAGTTAAAGAATTCAAACAAGACTTATTTAGAATCAGTTGGTATATGCGAGGGGGTGTAACTGTTAATGATCTACTACAGACCTACAGTTACGAAGATCGTGAAATGATATACAACATTATCAACGACAATATCAAAGCCACTCAAGACACGCGAATGCCATTACTGTAAAGAAGAACTGCGTTCTTCTGTTCTTCGCTTTCGCTCGAACTATTCTAGCTTCACAATTAAACGCGAAGCGTTAAGATATTATCTAGATCGTTCAGTCACACTTTGCCCTAGCGGGCAAAGCGAATGGACATTATCTGAGTCGAACAATATCACTTAGCGTTAGCACTAGAACGTAGGCGGTCATCCGGTACCTACTCATGCTGTCTTTATATGACGGCGGGCTTGTTGCATACGCTAACACACAACAAACCGTGGGGCTACAACCCCTCTTTTAGCCTTTTGAAATCTTTCTAAACAGCAAAACCAGTTGTATGAAGGCATATCTGATCCACGTCCTGTCAAGGATAGTTGCTGAGTACTCCTACGGCTGGAGAATTCCGTCCCTCTTATTATCGAGTTGTCATGGGCGCATGATGTTGGCCTGCGCTAGCTTTTAACCGTTTAACTGTTTGCCTTTGATGTGGGAGCCGTGGACACGAACAGATATCTGACCATTGTAATAGTCGTCAGATTCCAATACCCTGCGTGTAAATTGTTCTCGTGCCTCTATGTATGACGTTTCGGCTTTACTGGTACAGTAAAATAATATTTCTCGCCGAAAGTTTTCTTGACCTAACTGCGCGACATCCTTGAGTAGTTCGTCTGAAGATCCATAATAGTCTCTCCAGTCTGAATCAATTTTGCCACGGATTTTCTTTTTTTTCTTAGTGCCGTTCTTTAATTTAACTACTTTGTATGTGGTTTTAGAAAATTTAGCTAGTTTTTTGCCTATGTACATACGCCCTGTGACTGTATTTGTTATAAGATATACAAACCCAACACAGGTTTCGGGCAATTCTGTTATTAATTGATTTTCATAGTACCAGGACATTAACTATGTAGTTTATTCTGTCCCAGAGTCCTTGTCATTTTGGTTTGCCTTGCGTTCAGCCTTAGATTGATCTAGATACACACGATACTGCTGTACGTGTTCTCTACGTTGTCGTGCTATAATACGGATCTGCGCTAGCCAGTAGCGCATGTTTTCGCCTGCTCGTCTTGTGCCTTTGCGTTGCCAATCCTGATTGGCCTTAAAGTATTCTCTAAAGGCCGCCATGAGTTGCTCATGCGACTCTTCATTTTGATAGGGACTGGGCTCAACGTGCTTACTCATTTACTTCTAGATCATTGGCATACGAAGTATAGCCATTCTCTTTGATAACTTTGAGCACGTTGTTGACACGGCCAATCAGTTCATCACGGTGCGATATCAAGAAAATATTCTTTTTACGTTCACGCGACATCTTTTTAAGCACTGCCAGTGCGCCTTCAACACCCGACGCATCGAGTCCGTTGTCAATAAGCTCGTCCACAAACAGCAAGTTAATGGGCTGATATAGACTTTCCCACACATCTCTAAAGGCCCATGACAGGGACAGTATCAAGCGATTACGCTCGCCACGGCTCAAGTTATCAAAGTCTAGGTCCTGACCCAGCTGAGTAATCAGCACACTTAGGTCGTTTTGGAACATGACAGTATGTGGCAAGCCCATCTTATCAAGATAATAAGTCAATCGATTGTTTAGATAGGCCAAGTTTTGATCAATAATCTTCTTACGAATAAAGCTATCCTTGCTGGTTAGTAGTTTAAGCAAGAACTCTTGATGATCTTTCAGCTGTGTAAGCGTGTTGACTGTGTCCCAAGTGACTTCTTGTATGGCAGTATTGGTCAATTCATCAATCTGTTCCTGGTAAGGATCGGACTCGCCCGCCTTGATCTGTAGCTGTGTTTCAAGAGTTTTAAGATTGTTTTGATGTTTAAGCGCCTGTTCAACGCTGTCATAGTAGGTAGTGGGCTTGCGAGGAACGTCTCCAATGGCGGCAATTTCTTTTTGTATTTTGTTGAAATCTTTTGTGACCTTGTCCAAATATTTTCGGGCCTCATCAAGGTGCTGTTGTGCCGTAGCAGTCATTTCTTCATGTTTATGGTCATGGAGAGTTTGTTCACAAGCGTGACAGGTCTTGTTAGCCAACTTGGCGAGCTCGCCGTCATACTTTGTGACGCTTCGCTCCGCTTGCGCTATCGCGCTATTTAACGTAGCTTGTTCCTTTTCTAGGCTTTTTAGCTTTGCTGATTTCTCAGCAAACTCCTTGAGCTCCGTATGCTTCGCAAGCTCAGCTTCAATATCTACGCCCTCAAGTTCTACAATAGCCCTGCCAATCTTTTCAACTTCGGTGGCATGTTGATTGCGCCAAGCACTTTGCCTAGTTAGAATGCCATCAATACTCTTTTGAATGTTTTCATTGCTACGTTTGATAGCTTCTATGTTGGCTGATTCTTGTGTAATATTGTCTTTAGTTTGTCTAATTTGTTCTTTAAGAGCTTCAGCTTTCTCACTTAACAGAGTAATACCTAGAAGTTGTTCAATGATCACTCGCTGATCATTGGCCCGCATACTTAAAAACGGTTCTGTATATGTGTTTAATGCAACAATGTGCTTGAACATGTCGTGACTCATGCCCAGAAGATCGTCTAAATCCTTCTGAGTTTCACGCATGTCGCCCTGACTGTCATCTGTTTCTTCAACATCTTGTGCTTGATCGTTGACAAAAAATTGCATGACAGTGGGTTTGCGTCCACGTTCAATACGATAATCTATTCCGTCTTTTTCAAAAGACAGAGTAACCAACATGTTTTTGTTGTTAATCTTGTTGATTAAGTTGTCTTTCTTGATATTAGTAAGTGCATTACCAAATAAAGCAAAACTCAATGCGTTGACAATAGTAGTCTTACCCGTACCATTACGGCTTCCGCTGTCGTCGCCGCCTTGATCTAAGTTTTCGCCTAGTACAAGTGTTAAATTTTCTTGTGCAAAGTTTACAGCCTGGGTTTGATTACCCACACTCATAAAGTTTTTAACTGTTAATTCTTTTAATTTTATTGTCATAGGCTGTTATAAATTGCTAGTAATGTATTTTTGTCGTAAGTATCACTGTCAATATTGACAATTTGACTAGATACAATTTGATCTACACTTTCAAATGCTTGTACATCTATGTTGGTATTGATTTCAACATCTTTCTTTTCAGCAATAAGTGTAAGTTCTCTAATGTCATAGTCTGCTACAAACTTTTCTTTGATAAAACTAGCTTCTTCATATGTGATATCTATGTCTAGTGTAACACGTAAATGTTGCTTGGGCAATATTATTTTGTCCGCTTCATCAATTAGTTGACTTAATTTAATAGTTCTAAAGGTAGGTTGTCCTGGCCAACTATGATATTCTGGAGTTCCTCCCCATTCTAAAGTCATCATTCCACGCTCGTCGTCCCATGCATCTGCATAATTGTGCGGAAATGCATTGCCAATATAGATCATATTGCCTTTTTGTTGACGTTTATGAAAGTGTCCGCTAAATCCTAGCTCATATTGTTTGAAACTATCTAACTGAATCTCTCCGTGATCCGGCATTTGCACCATTGCATTCATGAAGAAGCTGGGGAGTTCGAAGTGTCCGAAGATGTATTTTCCGCCTTTTTTGCTAATGGATCTCCACTCTTCGCCAACCAACCACGGACAAAGGGTGACATCTCCAATAGTAGTAGGCTCGTGTACGACAGTGACACCAGGAATATACTTTCCAAATTCCACACTGTGTATGTCCCGCTTATCCTTGTAATATAAATCATGATTACCAGGAAAGAAATAGAAGTTATCAAACGCCTGCCCCAGCTTTTCCAGGGCCCTAAGGCTATAATCCATTGTAGTAATGTTAAGGCTATTACGATTATGATGCCAATCGCCCATAAAGATACCTGTATCACAACCTTCCTCCTTTGCTTTTGCAATGTACCAATCTACAAAGTCTTCACAGTCTTGGTTGTGTACACTACTGTTAGACTTTAATCCGAAATGAATGTCCGTAAAACAAGCTACTTTCTTAAACAACTGTGTCATTCTGTGTCCTCTGAATAACGTTTCAATGCCGCCGCATGTTCTCCAGCACCAGTTCTACTGTAGCTAGGATTCATACCATTAATTTCTAAGATATCGTCACGTATGTTTTGATTACGTTTTTCTGTGTTGATAACACGGACAAAACTATTAGTTACTGCCGCAGTAAAATAAGCAAAGGGGTTATCGCTTTTACTTTCATCAAATTGCAATCCGATCTGTGTTAATTGCAATATAGCCATACCTTTCATCTCATCGTTATAAGTATAACCTCGCACATTACCGCGAGTAGCATAGCGTTCGCATAGTTTAATCATCATACGTGCCAGGGTATTAGTGATTTGTCCAGCATCTTTATCAAACTTGCCCTTTTCTAAATCACCTTTCCAATGGCTTTTGCCTACACATATGAGTTTTTCTGGATCTTTATCATCAAACTTCCAATGTTGAAATGGTGGAAAGTTAACTTTGTCTCTATGATCAGCAAGACTTTTAGGATTTTTCTTACGTGTTCCATTTAATGGAATATGATCAAATGTCATAACACGGAATACAACACTGGTCTTTGCTATCTTTTTATAGTCAATTTCACAATCAGCTAATTTAATCTTTTCGCCAGCTTTCTTTCTTTGTTCAAAATCTTGTTGTCCCAGTCGTTTAGCCTGTACACGTTTGGCTTCTGCAATAGTTCTAACATTAATTTTGTCTAAACTGGGTACAATCAAATCATATTGATGATATTCTGGTTTGGTGAAACTACAATATGATGTTTTTGATCTATGTATTTCTAACAACATATCCTTGTTGTTTAAGTAATTTACTTTTGCTGTCATCCGGTAGAGTCCTCTAATAAGTTATTATAAACTACGCACATAATAAAGTCAAATAAATAATACATCAAAAGGAGTATTTTATTATGGCATTGGGTGATAGTCTTTCTCAATCGATTTCTAGCGCATCTGGTTTAATTGGAGCCGCGTCATCGGGCCTAAATACGCTTAGTGATTTATCGGGTTCTTTTAATCTAGCAGATAGCCTGTTAAACGGCACTGGACTAGCCGCGGGCGCAGAAGCAATTGGAGATATTGCAGGTGCTGTTTCAAGTTTTGGGGGCG